GAAAGAAATATTAATTATATTGCTAAAGAAGTAATTGTTAATATGGTCTATCAGATAGGAGAAGGTGGTGTTTCTAAGTTTAAGAATATGTGGAAAGCTCTTGATAACGAACTATATGGTGAAGCTAGTTTTCAAATGTTAGACTCACTTTGGGCAAAACAAACTCCTAACAGAGCAAATAAACTAGCAGCAAAAATGAGGAGTGCAAAGTCATAATGTGGTTAAGTATAGCATCTAAATTAGTTCCAGGCATGATTAAAACTGGTATGTCTATTGCTTCTAACAGAAGAAAAGTAAAAGAACTTCAATCTGTTGCTGAAATGCGTCATGCAGAAAAGATGGCTTCTGGAGAAATTGAATGGAAACAACAACAAATTTCTGCTCAAAAAAACGACCTAAAGGATGAATTTGTTTTGATTTTAATTAGCATCCCCCTCTTGATCGCAGGATGGGGAGTCTTTTCAGAAGATGAAAAAATTATTGAAAAATTAGATATTTTCTTTGAACAGATAAATAATTTTCCACTATGGCTACAAGGTTTAATTGTTGGTGGCTATTCAACTGTTTTAGGTATAAAGGGTGTTTCTACATTTAAAAAAAAATAAATGTCTGATAGTGTAGATATAATAAACGAATATAAAGATCAGGTTCGTATTCTGAAACAAGAGGTTGCAGAATTACAGGATGCTGGTAAATCTAAAGATTCTGCTAACAAAAGATGTTTGCAGAAATTAGAACACTTAACCAAAGACCTTGAAGATGCTAATGATAAGATCAAAAAGTTGGAGGAGATAAAGGATGATAAATGAAAATAATGTTGACAATAGTTATGTGCAGTACCATAGCAAACACTTGCCTAGACCCTCATACTTTTCCCAAAGTGTATGATAATTATTATAATTGTTTATTAGATGGTTATCAAAAATCATTAGATAAAACTAAAGAACTTGGTAGAGAAGAAGTTAATAAACATCAAATATACTCTAAATTTGGCTGTCAAGAAGTTATAGTTCCTGAACCAAAACCAAAAGTAAAAGCATGATTTATTGTGTAGTTTGGAAACAAGACGATAAATATAGAATGTTTACTAACACTATATTTGAAACAGAAAAGAAAGCCACAGAATTTAAAGACAAACAAAAGTCTATGCGTAAAAAACATGATTGCAGAGTTTTAGAATTTGATTATAAATACTTTAATGGAGTTGATGAAATAAATTAATATGGCAATAAACAAAGCAAAAATGAAATGTAATTCACCTAGACGACAAGTTCAGGGTGGTAAAAAGTTTGTTGTTAAAGCCTGTAAAGGCGGTAGAGAAAAGATTATTAGATATGGTGATGCCAATATGACTATTAAAAAGTCTAACCCTGCTAGACGAAAGAGTTTTAGAGCTAGACATAAATGTGCTACTGCTAAAGATGTATTTTCTGCAAGATATTGGTCTTGTAAAAAATGGTAAAAAAAATGTTGATAAAAACAATAGTTAAGCTAAGAATGTTTTATGCTGATGTTAGAGGTCATCATGGCAAAAGATGGGATTACGAACCATCAGAACATTATATGCGTAAAAAAAATAACAATAGGAGATAAATATGTATATGAAGAAAAAAAAAACTAAAAAAAAGAATAAGAAAAAAAACAAAAAGAAGAAATACTAATGAAAAAAGGTTATCACAAAACTAAAGATGGTCGTACAGTTAAAAAAGGATTGTACTATTACATGAATAAGAAAAAAAAATCTGGGAAAAGTAAACCAGGTAAAGGTACTGTTTCTGATAAGGCTTTAAAAAGAGCTAAAAGAACTGCTAAAAAATAATTGTTATCAGGTGTAGTTGCTAGTCAACTGGGTATGAAGGTGGGGTAATAAAATTGTTATGCCTAGAAAAACTTGGATTAAACCTAAAGTAATTATAGTTGATATTGGTAAGTGTAAGTATTGTCATAAAGAGATGACGAACCAAGAAAGTTTTGTAGCCTTTTATCCTAAAGGTAAAGCTCATTATTTATGTATGAAGAAAGCAGACGAAGATAAGACTTTTGAAAATGAGTCTAAGTTTGATTGGTAGGGGAGTTTCCTCCCCCACAAATTTAATTAAAGATACTTTCTATCTCTAATAAATTTTTTTATTTCATTTAATGATTTAAAATTATTACCACAAGAAAAGTAACCTTCAATTATTCTATTACTTAAACCAGGTTCTCTTTTAGACAAACTCCACTCAGCAAGTCTTGGATAAGTTTTACTATATCTGGCTATAAATTTTTCATTACCAAATATAATTGTATATTCATCTTGATTCTTAGTTTTTGATGTTAATTTAGTTTTCATTTTTTCCTTTCTTTTTTTAAGGGAGGGTGCTAACCTCCCCTTGTTTTATTTATTCTTGGTCTTGATATTGCTCTTTAAGACCATTTACTTCACACCTTTCAGCTTCAAAAGTTTTAACATTTTCGTATCTGTCGCCATTCCACTTTTGAACAATGAAGTAAAATTGCTTGTCTTGTTTATCGTAATTTCCAACAAGTCGTCTGTCTAATTTACTGTTTTTCATTTGACCTCCTTTCTATGAAATAATTTTTTCATAACCCATTATATCATATTGAGTTTTGCAAAATTTTTAGAAAAAAAACTTTTATTGAAGAATAGACGATTGGAGTTTTAGGGTAGTTTATTTTAGGTGCGACACTATGAATACTTTTTGGCTTTTTAGGTATTTTTTAATATCCCCAAAATTTCTTAGCATTATTTAAATAATCTTCATTAGCATCATTATTCCAAAACATATGTGTAAAGTCTGGTTGAATGTAATCTTTAAGAACATTAGGATCATTACTTATCTTCATTAAGTTTTGCCTAACCTTAGCTCTTTGAATTATTCTAGGTATTCTTTTCTTAATATTTTCTGGTTTAAGTTCATCACAATTACCTGCATGATAAACTCTAAAATCTTTCTCATTTACATAACAAAGATAAACTGGCACTTCAAATACTGACCAATAAAAATCTACTTGTAATAAATTATAGAGTGAAGGTTTATCAGGTAGCTTACCTGGAAACCAAGACCTAGTTCCATCTTTCTTGACCATACCCCTTCTTGGCATTCTACATTTATCTTCAATGATAACCTTATCGCCTTTTAAATCTATATAACCATGAATAGGAATATTAATTCCATCAAACCATTTAAAGGCTTCTATTTCTGGTTTACAAGATTCATAACCTGGTATTGTTTGATGTGCTTTATGACAGTTAGCAATCATAGCTGGTACTATACTTTTATAATGACTTAACTTTTCTTGGTCATCAGGTGTAAGTGCAACTAATTTATCTAACTTATCTTTTACAGGAACAAACATTATTTACCTTCTTCCATTTTTTGTAATTGCATTTCAATAGCTTCATTAAACTGATTAGCTATTACATTAGGTTGTTGATATTCTTCCAAAAAATAGCTTAATGGTTTTTTTAAAAATTTACTTATCTTGATTAATGAAATTATTGGTATTCGGTTCTCACCTTTTTCATACTTACCTATTTGTTGAAATGTAGATTTAAGAGCTTCTGCAACTTTAGTTTGTGTTATAACAGTTTCTTTACCAGTAAACTCATTAATTCTTGTTTTCCTAGCTGCTCTTATTTTTTTACCTAAATCAATATAAAATTGATTATCTTCCTCAAAGTTTTTTTTATATTTGTTTGATATTTTCATTTTCTTTCTTTTCCTTTCCTTTTTTTTTAGCGACAAGTAGCCTAAAGTTTTTTACAACTTTTAATATATTAAGAACTAGATTTCTAATTCTTTATATTTAACAACAGCATCAGAGTTTTGATTGGCAACAATTCTTCTTACCAATTGTTTATACTCTAAATAGTTATTATAAGTATGCACACACATTCTGCTATCTACTGATCTCATTATATTCTTATGTAGATCATTCAGCTTTTGGTACAATCTTATCGTACTGTTCAGACTCATTGTCATGCTCCTCACCAACTATTTTAACATTTGCACTAATAAATCTGTTGTCGGTGATATTTACTTTTGCAGATTCACTAGGCATTTTTTGATTATGTGCTTTTTTTGTAGCTTCTTCTACAGTTGCACCATCAAAAATTTCTTCAAAATTAGCTGCTAATTCTAAACTTGATGTTTTTAAAACTTTAACCATTTAAAATTATATTTCTGCTATAACCAGAATAATCTCTTTTAAGATCATTTCTTTGTTCTAGCTTTTCAATTAGAACACTAACTGAATTTTTACTTTTATAACCCATCTCATTAGCCATTTCTAAAAAAGTCGGACTATATTTGTATTTTTTAGTATAATTTTCAATAAATTGCAATAGCTTTAGCATTTTAGGTGTCATTGGTCTTTTACCTCTTTGTTTTGTTTTCATCTATGACTAACCTCCTTAATAATTCTGTGTAGCCATTGATGTCGTCAAAGCTATCTTTTTTATAATTTTCTGATTGCATAATTCTCCAACATTTAAGAAAAATCATAAATAAACCAAAGAATTTAAGGGGTATTTTAACATCTTGATTATTATGAATTGATAAATATTTTTCCATAACTCCAACAATTACATAAGAGGTATGGTCAAAGTGTCCATAATCATTTTGTTTTTGTTTTAATAATCTTTCTATCTCACTTATAAATTTAACATTATCTGACATAATTTCCTTTGTTGTCCTCACACCAATAAGCAAAAGCTAATTTATTTTTGTAGATTGGATATGTTTTTATTCCTATTTGTTTAAATTTTATTACTGATTGATGTATTTCTTCACAAGTGAGAGTAGTTTTAAATTTAAATTTATGTAAAACATATCCCTCACTTGTAAGCAAAGCCAAAACTAAAAAAACTACTTTCAATTAGAAAGGAATTTCTTTGCTTTGTGGTTTAGCTTGTTTAGGTCTAGGATCATTTTTATAACCAGATAAAATATTACCTGATTCGTTTATCCAACCGATTAAACCTTTTGCTCCACCAGCTTCAGGATAATTCATATCTCCAGTAAATTTATCATCACCTTTGAATAAAACTCCTACTTGAGCAAACACTTTAACAAACTTAGTATTGCCATCTCTTGATGAACCTTTGACACCAAGTATTGTTCCTTTGTTGCCATTATCTAAATTTACATTTCCTGAGAAATCAATTTTGATGGCTTTTTCGTTGTTGGCATCATAAGGAAATAAAACCCAATCCTTTTGCTTACCACTACCATTGTCTGACATTTTGTCCTCCATTT